AATCTTTGGTGAGTCACTTTAGCATCAATTTTGGTTGTTGCCCAATCACTTCTAACTGGGGCTACACTTCTGACTCTTTTAACTTTGATTGCCTTCATTATTTTAAGTAATGTTTCCCATGCCTCGTCATCAACCATTGCGGCACAGTTCACTATATATGTTTTGCGCCATATCTTCCAACATTTCAACTTAGTCAAATCGTCAGTCCACACTATTGTGTCATCAGGTCTTGCTCCACGTTGATCTAAGTCACATGCTATTACGATTGCCTTCGGATACATTGATTTGAGCTTTCTGGCGACATGGCCAAGTCCAGCACCAAAGTCAACAATTATATCAGCGTCTTCCATGTCCCTAGTTAACTCGTGATCATGGTTTTGCAACATTACTTCCACCATTATGCCCCAATATGTGGCGCTTCCCTGTACACTATTGTCATCAGCCAACCCATTTGATCCACTTGAATATTGCACGCTGTCTTGACAATGTTGTTCGGGTGTGAACTGCCATGGTACGTCCAGTATTGACCGCCAATTGTCATGGCATCTACATTGCCATAAGCCATACGTGTTCATCCAGCCTGCACTCGTGTGAGGTCGCACTATTAGGCCACTTCCAGTGTCTAAAATGTACCCGCGGGACTCAACTCCTATGACGTTGCCCCACCAAGTGCTTTGCTGACAACCATCTCGGACCAAATTTGAGAATTGGACAGCTTTGGTTGCATTGAATGGTGGCACATATGTTGACATGAATGATGGCCCTACATCTGTTGGGTTAGTTGTGGGTGATGGCCCTGCATTTAGTGGGTTACTCGTTGCATCTATCTGTTCATCCATGTTTTTGTACCATGAATTTGCCGACGTTTCCCAATATAACCAGTAATTGTCATCAATGCTTACTCTAGCGTTGATCAGGTGATCAAAAGTTTCTTTTGGCCAGCCACCATCTCTGGCTACATTGATACTGTCCACCAAACCTTTTTGTTTCATCAATTGGGCCAGTACCTGACAACTTTCGTCATCGCACATGGTTGTGCAATTAACTACTAGTACTTTACTATTTCCCGCGAAAGATATGGTTGACAAATCATTAGTCCACTCGCACTTGTCTCCGGTTCTACGTCCACTCATGTCCAACTCAACAACTATTATTCTTTTGTCAGGCCATTTTGCAGCCATGTGTCTCGCCAGCTCACCCGTTCCACCACCAAAGTCAATTATGCAGTCATAGTTTTGGGCTTTATCTATTATTGGGTGCCAATTTTGGTTTGCCATCTCCTGAATTAATGGTGGCCAATAATTGCTGGTACCTTGACCAACCTCGTCTTCTGTGCCGTAACAACCAGTCAACCGTCTAATGCTATTGTCACAATGTTTTGTATAACTTCGGCATCGATTTTCTTCCAATTTTGAACCCACACATTCACACTCCCATAAGCCTGTGGTGTTCATCCAGCCAGTGATGCTCCAACTATAACATAGTATTGTTATGTTTTCCTTGGTATCGTCTATGTATGCCACGCCCCTGCTGTCCCATCCAATGACCAGTCCCAAAGTTCGAACGTGATTTATTGTATGTTGCATCGTTTCTGAGGCAGCTGATATATCCATCAACCTATTAGTGACGAGGTCTAAGTCATGTTTAGTTTCGTTGCACAACCATGTACAACTACCTGTGTAATTATAACTGTTAACAATCATGTCATCATTACATGTCATTTCATGGTTGCAACATGTGCCATGAGTTTTGAAGCCATATGTTCTGCTAATCTTACACCATGCCAGACCTGGCGTTTCCATGTTGTCAGGTTGCCCTTCGTATGGCACGATTCGATTTTCACCATTAATATTCACAATGTAACCCAATGGGGTCATGACGCCTTGTTTTTCATGCTTAAGTGTTTCTAATTGCTGCCTGAGTTCACAATCATAATTGGTTGGTATGTCTTGCATATGTTCCGTGATGGTTTGACTATCCGGCATTCCCAGCACTGTTGATGATACGATGTTTAATAAGTGGTTTATGTTCGTTTGGAATTGGTCAGCCACTCCATACCTGATATGTCTTCCAAGGAAGGTAATTTTCCTGAGCGGGCCCCAGTCGCCACTCAAATAAAATTCTTGACCGGGTTGCAAGTAATATTGGACGCTGTTTGTCACCCATGTATCTGACGGCACCACTTCATTAGAGATGTTAAAACCAGTCAGTTGTTGGCCCATGCGCACTCTACCTATTAAAACCCCATTATCGATTGCCCATCGCACTGTTATGTGGGTGTATGGTTTGACCTCGAGCATGGTTGCAAAGTTTGTGCTTTTTTGCATCCAAAAACATATGTGTTCAATTCGCCAACCTAATTGTCCGAAGGGTACATAAACTGTAATTGGGAACGTTATTCCTAATCTGTTGTTTGCCTCTGTGAAATGCTTAACTCTTATGTAATATGTGTCGGTTGTTGGGTCGTCACCATTGGGTTGCCAACTGTTGGATACGTAACAATTCATGTTCGTGGCAACCACGTCAGGGTATGCTGTTACACCTCTGGTGAGGTCACAGCTATATGCCGCATCAACTTCATCAGTAGCCCATTGCCAAATTGAATTCTGTGCCTCCGTGTCAATGGGTCGACCCCATGTGTCGATTGTTGGTAACTCTATTGTCACAACCTGCACACAGTCCTCACAATACATTGTGTCCAATAATGGGAACTGGGCGTCAACATGCCCACATGTCTTTGTTGTTTTCCTAAGTGTCAAGCCTCTTAAAGCGCTTAATCGTTTGTGGTGTGTCATGTCCTGCGATTGTTTGGGACCCAGGAATACCCTATTTGGTCCAGTGGGTGTGTGCGGGAACCAGCGATGATCCCAATTTGGGAGTGACCTATCCCAAGACCTTGCAGTCTCAGTGTTGTGGTTTGGTGCATCTTCACTTGGGGCCTCACCCCAATATTTATATCCAATTAATGCCTGCCATGGACTAACTATCACTTGCCAGTTGTCGCTTTCTGCTACTACATAGGGTTGTGCTGTATAAAATCTGGTGTAGTAGTCATTGTTAATACAGAACTCCGATGGCCAGGTGTATAATTTCAAACACTGTCTGTACTCGGGTAATGTCAGTAAATGGTCAACAGTTTTTTGCATCAATCTTTCGGATTGTGGGTTTGATATTTCCGAATCAGGCCATAATGATCTCAAGGATTTGACGTCGTAACCTGTTGGAGGTTCTACATCTATCAGTGTGTTGTTAATTAATTGTTTATGTATTTGTTGTTTCTTTCCCATCTTCTTTGGGCCAATCACCGTTGTCTCTACTGGTTCTGCTTTGACCCTTGCACAGGCACTACACATTGCGATATTATTTACATTGATTTTTCTTCCATTGTGACCACAGGACTGGCTGGCAGGTTCCAAAGCTGACTTATGACCTTTCCAAACGAACATTTTATGTGTGATGTTTGCCGGCATTAACTCCATTGTGTCGTCTAAAACTAATCTATTGGGTGTGAATCCGTGACCATGTGTTGGTAAACTAGGTACTTTTGAAATGTTGATCGGTAATTTACATCTTACAGTGCTTTCGCATTCCTTGTTCCAGTAACTCACTTGTGTGGCATAAGCTAGCCATGAACCGTTGTCGTCAGCATTTAAAATTTGTATTGCGACATTTTCATATTTGGTTTCATGTGCACACCACTCCGTAATGGTTGGTGGCTGACTGTTTATACTATTAATTAAATCGCTGTCTGCCAAAAACTGCAAGTTATCATTGTCATCACTTCCAAGATATTCAGCAATCGGTAGTACACCGGGGTGAGGTAAGGCCATTTGACTTTGCCACAGCAGTTGCACCTCGATTACTGGAATTCTGGTTTGCCCACATATATAACTGTCACTTTCAATTGTTAAAGTTATCCCACTGGGATGTGTGGCATTTCTACCTTGTCTGAGGTTATCATAGAATACTTCATACTCCTTCTGTAATTGTCTGTTTTGCGTTCCAGTTTTAAGGCCCGCTGTGGCAACACTGAATTCCATATTGGTGCCGTCACCCCGTCGCTTGGAATCTTTGTACTTCTTCGTCATCAATGTCTTTGTCAACTTGACTTTGGGGAGGTTCGGATTCGAACCTATCTGTAGTTGGGTCTCAGCGACAACGGGGGGGGGGCCCCCCGTCTATGTACTACTAAAGTATTCGAATCTATATGTGTACATATCATTTCCCATCATTGCTTTTCCCAGCAAGTTATACTCGTTGTGAGCTTGCTCCAATGACATGTTGTTGTGTTCAGCAGTTGCGGCCAAACTCTGGGCTGGGTCATGCCAGTCTAATATATCTAGTTGTAGCCCATGCTTTTCTAATACTTTATCCGTCAAATCACATTTCCCTAGCATCATGCAATACGACATGATACGTTCTCGGATTGTGAGTTCTGGCATGGCTGAAACGCCGTTAGTGACCTCAAACCTATTGCGCAATCTTCTGTAATTGGGTCCAACTGCAACTGTACCCCACTTATTGATAGAGAATAACAGCTGACAAAACCCGCCTGTGGTCTCACTTTGTTCCATCGATGACAACATGTTCCAATAGTCTTTGATATATTTTCTTTCTTTAACGCCATCAATTTTTGCCGTCGTTAAGAATAAGTTGTCATCACCTAACAAAAACATGCACTGCATTTTTGGACCTAATTTGATCACTAATTCCATATGCACGATTAAATTTGTTAAGCTGTTACCCACTGCCGTCGAGGCCTGACCTGTTTGGCGCATGGCGTCAGCGAATCCGCGAAATTCTTTACCTTTGTAACGCCAATTGTCATGTGCAGTGAACCATAAATCCACTACTGCTGGGTCGACTCTTAAATATTTATACATTTCTCTCTCAATGTTTAATATGTTCCAGTCAGTTTGTTTGTCTTGTTTTGCTAAATCGTTTTCAACAAATAAACTGTCTTTCGTGCCAAATTGCTTTGCCATCTGACTTATTTGATCAGGTCTTAATCCATCAGTATAAACTATCTCTGGTCTTAACCATTCTTTGAGTCTTCTTTTGACTTCCAAGAAAATTGGTGCGAATAAAGCTGTGATTTCCTTGGCCTGCCATACTATTATACGTGTTGACCAGTTTCTTTTGAATTTGGTCAAAGCTTCAAGTTTTGCGTGCACGTTTAAATCATTGATTTTGTGAATTAATAAGCCTTCTCTGTCTAGTTTTTCTAAGTCTTTATTGATTCCTGTCCTACCGGTTCTATCTTGTAACCATGCTTCTGTTGCTGCACGACTAAAACCCAAAGTGGATAAGCCGCGCACATACTCATCTGCATCATGGCGCCCATATGCCTTAATCAATTTCTTCAACCCTTGCTTTGGGTCCATTGAGAATTTCCTAAATTGTATCCGGTCTTCCATTCTTGTCGATGCGGCATTGAATGCCTCAAACACTGCTCTGTTGAACACTGGTCTACTAAATATAGGCCACTTTGACATTGTCATCTTAGTGCATTGTTTGACTTTCCTTGCTGCTTCCCATGTTTTCAATTTTCTTAAAGGTGGGGCGTTTGGGCCCAGCAATTTTAAGTCAATTGTACGATCGGCGTTTTCCCAAAAGGCAGCTGATTCAAAGTCTAATTCGTCTTCCCCTGGCATTAAGGGCACATCTGAATTATGTAACACTTCTAACTCAGGCATCCATAGTCTGTTTGGGCCGGCGTGTGCTGTTTCGTGCATGACTGTTTTAATCTCATAATCATCTCGCATTTGGAATGCACCGTACACGTCTAATGGTATGTCCACCTTCAACCAATGTTGATCTAAATGACTATCGTGCAAATGCATCATTTTTTCAAGTAATATGTTAAGTGTATCATTTTTGCCTGCGCTGTATAACACATTTGGCTCCAAAGCCAAACTGGCGCGGTTGTTTCTGTTTTTGGCGATTCTATCTGCTGTTAAATGTTGTGTTGGGGGTGTGACTTGTAAAATGGCACCCAAATATATGGAATGCTTGGGTATGCCCTTTGGGCCCCACGTTAATAAAATTTTATTTTTTGGAACTTTAACATTTGCTTGGAATTTGAAGTGTTCGTCCCATTTTCCAGTTGCAATGGCTTTGCGATAACTTTCAGCGTGTTTTGTTTGATCCAACAGGTCATCGTGATCAACGAACAAATTTGGGTATGCCTTGGCAAGTGTAGTTTTAAACTCCCCGACGGGTATTGCCACGGCTCCGCTTCTGCCAGTTAATGCATGCTTTGGCACCGAAAAACCAATACTTGATTCTTTTGACCTTCCATGTTCAGCTTTCAGCCAGTCTGCTGCCCCTCGTCCACGAGTGTTCTTGAAATCGATTCTTGCGCATAAACCCGGATTTATTATGTACTCTTCACTGTAGTATAATCCTGGTTGATTACCCAAGAATCGACACGCGTCTATGAGCTGTTGGAGTGTTGCTGTGGTGATTGTCACTTTAATATCGGCGTTGGGCACATGTTTTGTCCAGTAATCTCGGTTAACAATGAATCCTTGTGACCAATCAATTGTTGTTCCACTAATTGTTTTACACTGGAACGATCCATATCTGTTATCAATTGGACCCCCTCGGGGTGCACTTGTAGGCTCATTGCCTCTCACCAAACCTACAATTCCACCTATTATGGTCGGTAATGAGTGTGTTATGTTCATACTCAAAGCATCCTCCGTAATGTCAATAGCATTTTCACTTGTCAACCCAAATCCAGCCAAGTGTCTCGCCCGACAAATCAGCTTCAGTTCACACCTAACTGCGAATGTACAGAAAAGGTAGGATAGTAATGCTCCATCTACCCAATATTCAGTTATCCAAGAATCTTGCCCCGGATATTGTGGAGGTCCGAGCATTTTACAACTTACGACCACATGCGATCCAGTATTAATTTGATGTTCCAAAGTCGCATTAACTCCGGTGCCCTCTTGGCCAGTGATCACGATACCTGTGACTTCATTCATATGGGCTGCACCCTCCCCAAAATGTATATGCGTTGTGTGCTCACCTACAAATAACCATGCTAAATTGATCAAGTTATCTGCGTATTTCACTGGAACTAACACATTGGTGTAACCCTTGGTTGCTTGATCAATATTGACGATTAAATTGAAGAAATAAGCATTGGGTGCAATTGGTTCATTAGCCCCAGCTATAACATTGACTACTGCTGGCTTGCTTGCTAATAATTTTTTAACCAAATTTATTATTTCTGGAATTTGTGAATCACTTGGGTCAGCAGCAGACATAACTCTCAACATTGCTGGTGATACACCATTATAATATCTGTTGTCGACCAATGCTGTGTGGTTTACATTTGTGGGTCTAGGTGATACGTTTGTTTCACTTCTACCTACTATTTCAATTGGGGTGACTTTACACGCTGCCAACGTTGTGTTGTCTCGAACCCAATCCCAATCCGTGTCTTGTGTATTATCAGCAACATTCCACACATGTCGTTTGTTACTAGCCTTGGCGTACAATGACAATTTACCCGAGATTTCTGGACTCAACATTGATGTTCTGTTGCTAATGTATTGTCTGTAACTGAAAGTAATCTCATTTGCGGCTTCGAGTATTTGTTCTATGGTCAGATGATCAAACATCGTGTCAATAAATGAATTGTTTGATCTCATATTGTTTGGATATGTTTCATCTGATGGTGCATACACCGCACGATACTCTATGTCGTTGTTTACTATAGTTAAGGTTATTTCATTGGTGTCAGTTCTTTCGAACATCGCCATAGTTTCACCTCCTTGTGCATTAAACCTGCCAGATATTTCATCCACTACAGTGATTTTCCCATTGGATTTAACAATTTTCCCATTTGGAGTTACTCTGTCATCTAAGTTGAAAGGTTCCCATTCCAGTACGCTGGCCAAATCCACATCTAGCATTTCACATATATGGTAGTAATCTTGACGTTTCCCAGCGGGGACTGGTTCGTTGGACACCACTATAGATCCGGGTGTGGCCTCATTATGACTCATGAAGCCTGCCCAAGGTCCCTGTTTGATTGACATCATGTCTAATAAGGATTTTTCAAGAGACATCTCACCTGTCCACGGCAATGTTTTGCTTTCAACACCTTTAGATGACCATCGCAACTTGTCAGTTCCATTGTTAGTTATTGCAGTTATTGCCTCATGAACCGTCAAAAATCTTGGTTCAGGTTCATCCATGTCTTCAATTAGGTTCCATTTGTCACCTGTACCATTGAAAACCCCCGATAGTGTTCTATCTTCACTTATTCGATTGCACATTTTCCCCAGTTTAATTGCCACCGTAACATCCCATGACAGATAACAATATGCCCTGTATTCTATTAAACCCAGCACTTTAACCCATTGCCTTGGCAGTTGCGCTTTCAGCATCCATTTGAACTTTGTCCCTTCGTCTTGTGTGTCATCTGTTATTAGAACACCTAAAAATTCATGTTGCCCAGTTAAGACGGATAACTCGTCATCATCAACATTGAGTTCTTCCAGCTCTCCTCGATGATTGAAGCTATATATTTCTTTACCACTTATAATTGCACCCTCGAAGCCTGCATGATGGTGGACTAATTGACCTTCAACGACAATCTTTGTTGTGTTAGCCCCTGCCCTTGGGACTACATATCCAAACTTGTTTAGGATTGCTTCGCTAGCTCTCTCAGAAGTACAACCATATTCTTCTCCTAAACGGGTGCCATGTTGACCTATTCGCATGAGTAAAGTTGATTTGAGGTTGAACAATAAGACCCCTCCTGTGTTAGGTATATCACCTGCTAGCAACATCCCCAAATTTGTTGGTACAGTTACAATGATTTTGGTTTCACCATTGTTATCAAAACCGTATACAGACCATGGATCTAGTGAATCATCAGTAGTTATTAATTGTTCGTCAACTAACGAAGCTGTTACTAGTTTAATGCGATTTTTCCTCACTTCTTGCCTTAAATCAGGATTTCTCAAACGGGATGCCACATGTTTACGCCTCTCATTGAAGTCATCTTTGTCCAAAAAATTGCATATATTCGATTTTTGCCGTGTTGCAAATTCATTAGCCAAATCAATTAATGAACCTGTTTCATGTAGATTACATTTCTTTCCAGGTATTTTAAGGTTGAATGTCTTTTGACCGTGTTCGCATTGAATTGCACTCAATTTGTCCAGTTCATGTGGTTTACTTGACAGCCTATTCATTATAACTTTTAATTGTTCGTTTTCCAAGTTCACTTCATGTTTATATAATGCCACATGACCCGGGCTTCCATATAGCCAAAGCAATGGTTTGGTTGAGTTTGTGATTGTGATGGTTAACCCATGTGATTGTACTAAAGCTAGGTTTACTCCCAAACACCAAGCGGCGGCTGCTATAGTTTCATCGTCAATGGCACTTCCAACTGTTCCACTAACATCTTCCCACACTTTGGCTATGGTGTCATCATTGATATTGAGTGCTTTCTTGAAACATCTCTCGACGCAATCTCCAGCTCCACCTAAGTCGTCAATCTTAGTCGCATCGATGTCATATGCCGAATAGTATATCCCAATTCCCAGGTTGACTCGTTTGCTAACGTATAGGTCATTCGGAGTACTATATGATTTGTATTGACGCAATGCATTACCCCAGGAATAAGGTTTTTCTCCATAAGACTTAAAATTAAATCTTGTCTTGATGCCGTATGTGTCCATTATTTGGTTTAATGCACTTGCAAGGTTTTCATTGATTTGAATTGTTTTTGCTCTCTCATCGAATGTAGAAGTTGTTCTTTCAGCCCACAACTTGTTGAATTCATCTATTGTATTGGGCACCCTTGAACCACGACTCATATTCAATATTTCTGTCGCCCAGTACGGCTGATCAAACATCAATGGATTTACTATGCTTGAACAGCCAGAATCTAGCACTGCCGCTGTTGTGCCGGCTCCACAGTGATGCCACACTAAACAGTTGTCAATTGTCTGGAGATTTATTTCTTTCTGGAATCTTATTCTCTTTCTCTGCGCTGGCGTGAGTGTGGCTATCCATTCGCACCAAAGGGTCTCCAGGCCTGACCCATTTAGAACCACTTCAACATTTGTTTGCAATATGATGTTTTGTACATGCGGTATAGGTTCAACTCTAATCATTGATCCGAAACTCACAATGAGTGCATTCCGGATTGGTTTTGCTGGCCTATCGTGTACGAAGCATGAGCCTACTTTGACAGGTTGGCTTACCAATTTAGCATTGCCGTCATATAACTGGAGTCCTGGTTTTTTCACTTCCATAACGGAAGCCCATGGTATCACCGAACCGAACCTTCGAGTGTAGTCTTCGGCTATAATTGTCTCATTTCCAACGTACAGCATATTTGTCACAAAAATGTCAAAGTATTTTGTAAAAGGTCCCTCGGATTTAATGTTCCAGGGCAACATGTACATATCTATATACTTTGCTTGGTATCCCACAGCTAATGCGGCGCCCTGGGGACAAATTGGACTCGACATTACAAGGTCAAATTCACCGGTTAACATCGGGAATTTCATGAATGACTTATTTTGCAACCCTTCAATTAGCATCCTTAATGGATTTGTTCCTGCAGCTGTGGTGAGAGCTGAGGTTAGGTCATATTCGCCAGCAATCCAATTGAGGCCCAAGAATATGTTTTCATGTTCCTTTGGTGTAACGATTGTGACAGTGTGGCCGTCATACAATAATCTTTTGGCTATACTAGCAATTGCTTCCATGTCACCCCGTGAGCCTATATTGATCATAAGCACCCTTAACTTGTCATTCCTTGGTTTGTTCCCACCTAATTCATGTGCCCATTCTTCGACATGTTCAGCAATTCTGGTCCACATGTTGACATCTGCATAACTAATTATTGCTACATTGTCCATGCTTATTATGGCCTTTTCCAATCGATTGCTGATTTTGCTATTTGGATTGATGAATTCCATTGCAGAATTGATACGTTCTAACATTGGATTTAATTGTAATGTGTTCAATTTATTTATTGCTTCTTTCCAATTAGATACAATTTGGTATGGTGTGACCTCATCGAATTCTTCATCCATTGCTTGTTGCATTTGTATTTCATTCCAGTTCCAAGGTTGCAGTAACATTTTGGTTGATAATACACCAGCGGAGGTCCATTTGCTGATCAACTTATCATATAGTTTTTGTAAGTTCACCTCTTCGTGTTGTGGTGTTGGCATAGTCGGTGCGGTCCAATTGGTTGGAATGGCACCCTCAGAGTTGGTGAATGGGCTCGGCTTGATCGGCTCTGTTGTAAACAATTGTAATAATGTGATTTTCCCTTGTTCAGCATAATTGGTTGCGATGGTGGTGATCTCTGATGCCTTGATCATTGTGTCAGTTTTGCCATCATTCATTCTTATGTCTCTTGTCGTTGTTGAAAAATTGGCTCCACTGAACTTCCATTCGTTTAATATTTTTAATACGTGGGAGGTTTGCATGTTTTCACTCAATTTAACGATCCAATCTATTAAATCTGCCGGACTAGAGTTAAGTCCTAAAGCTGTACAAGCTTTGCCGTAGAATGTTTCACCTATTGCCTGTATATGGCTTGTCAATTGTTGAGCTACGTCTTCCGACCTGGTTTTCTCAGCCAGTTCAAGCATGCCTATTAAACCATTCTTGAGCCTGCCATAGTGGATCATTATTGCAGCCACCAAATCTAATATTTCACTCGGATTGATTTTCCAAGTCCGTTTGATATGAGTTGTAGTGAACTCTTGTGCATTAAGTAGGGTCCTGGCGGTCATACACATATCATCGAATTGTCTATCTTCACGTAAATAACTTAAGGTCAACATCCTCACTAAATGACCTGGAACAAGTAACTTGCGTCTGTTTAGAACTGCAGGGGTGGTTGTTATTTCCACAAGGTCAGTGTGTAATGTCAGTACCTCGACTTCCACCAGATCGGCCCTGGTCATTGAGCCAACTGAGGCGTACATTATTGCTCCATCTGTCATGGCCTTTGTGAGCTGCCACAGACATGTATCTATTTGTATGGTATGAATGATTATGGCATATCTTTGGCCCAAAATGCTGATGGGTGCCCCAGACATCAAAGCCTTGATTATTTCCTTCCGTATTCTGTATCTTATTTTAGTGTGGGTGGTTATAACTGATACGTCATTTTCATCCGTGTCAATTTCCTCGTAGTAAATTGGTCCGTATATGAAAGCCGTGTTCACATTATTGATGTCGTCAAACGTGTTGATTTGACTAATCTGCCACAAAGTGTTTTCTTGAATCGGGACAGGGTTGCCCCTGTTGAATAACATCGGCCCATCACCTGTTATATTTAAATTTGCTTTTTCAATCACATTTGACATTTTATCACTTTGTACTGGTAATATGTCTGACATGATTGTTCTTGACAGTCTGTTATAAAGTGTATCCACACCGTAAGCGGTGGTTTGTGGGTTAACAAAAACTCTAATGTGCCATTGGCCATTCATGAACACAATTATTGAGCTATCTGTTACAATGACGGCATCACTGCGATGCGGGATCACGGTAAGCCAAGCATTAAACAACAGTGATTCCATAGCTATCCTGTTTGGTTCAGGACACGTTAATCCGGTTACATTAATGGGTGCCAGAGGGTTTTCGGCAGCTATTTTGTCTAGTAATGCCACCTCACTGTTCGTTGGAATCACAACCACATTTGGTCTTGCACTCAGTTTGGCTGAACTTATTCGGCCTGCAACATTTGCAATGTACAGACCTACCACCGTCTTGTTCTCAACATGTTGTTCCAGAGTATCAACGAGACCATTGATTGCTAAACCTCGCTTGTTGTCCATTGCGGGATATATTTTGTTCACCAAAAATTTAATCCAACTTAAATTAACGGCTTGTCCTATGGCTGACAACAACATTTTCGATGATATACATGTTGGACCATGTATCGAATACGATTCCCATCTGTCTCCAACCCATATTATTGTGCTCATATAATTGTTTTTGTTTACTAACCATGTTGTTCCCAAAGCCCATAATTCTCCAATTTTACAATCAGGATATTGTTCATGGGGATCTGGCAATTTCGTAAGGATTTTATGCATTTTCTGTTTTATCCATTTGCTTAGTTTTAAACATGTCAAAATAAAAGTTGGTGACAATTTAAGCAAATACATTTCACTTAACCCGTCTCCATTCAACCAGTCGATTATTTTGTGGTATAGTGGTAATGTGTTTTCATTTCTTTCCACAATCCACGAACTTGACAACATGGAGGTTAGCATCACTTTAAATACTAGCAATTTGTTTATAGAGAAAGCCACCGTGTTGTCACTTATTTGAATTGATATTTGGTATTGTTCATTCACCATCACACTTCCTAAATTGCCGGTCAATGAGAGTACATTGGATATTATCGCCAAGTCCATTCCAGAGTTGGGCGTTGTTTCGACGTAATTTGGCTGCATTGTGTTTTGTTTTTTGGATCTGTTTCTTAATTGCGTCAAACGTTCCGGCGTGCATTGTTGATGTGGGTCTAAAATTACTTCATTCTCCCCATTTTCATGCAGGTTCACTATGACTCGTGTAGATCCCAACGCTGATATAGTGACTGTCAATTTACCGTCGTTGTGTTCTGCATGCATTGCAGCACCAAACTTTGCCAATTCTTCTTGTGAATTCACTAACAATACTTCTGCGCTTAATGTGGCTTTACTGTCCGATTTGCTTGGGAGGTGGAGTCCCGCTTCATCTAGCAGTCTCATGGTTTGTTCATGATCCCAACCTCGGAGTTTCCATCTTAGTTTTGTTAAAGCATCATTTGCATGCATGAACATCCTTGTGGCTGTTACGGCTCCTCCGATACCCGGATTAAGGAATTTAGCTAATTGTGTTTCTGGAGTTAACAGTCTACATGCAACCCAGATAAGTTTTGATCTCGCTCTTGTGGCCGCTGACATGGTGTATGTGCGATTGCATTCAACACCTGGTTTCTGTAAGAAGTCTTGAATGACCATTACTACGTCTGCTTCCTGACCTTGGAATTTGTGCACTGTGGTGATTGTCATGTTTGTATTTTGAATCACTTTTTCCAACCCTCTCACTGTTGAATTGTGAAAAGCTAATATCACATTAGCCTGACTCGTAACTGCGATTTGTGCAATCTTATTGAAATCTATTATTGGTGAATGTAACACCTGATAGTGTGTTTCATGCTGGGCTAGTGTTTCAAATCCACCTGGTCTCACTAAACTCAGCACATCACTTAAGGGATGTCCTATTCTGTAGCTTTTGTTAGTGTTGGTTATTTGAGTGCTGTAATTTACAATACTCTTGAGAGGTCTTAACCCTGCAACTGTTGAGAAATCAACAGTGCCAATTTGTGTGTCATCGCCACCTAGCCAAAGCTCTGCGGCTAGATGATTTATTAAAATAATGTCTGCGGGAGTGAACTGTGTTGCTTCATCTATGAATAGAGTTCCCGTGCATGTTACGTCTTTGGCTGTATACGAACGCTCAAAAGACATCACTGAATTCACAAGATCTGACTTCCCAAGTGAAGTTAACCTGGCTTGCAAATTCGCCACGGCATTGCGGGTCTTTGCTATTGCGAGATCTCCTTTTCGCATTTTCTCAGCCATGACTTGTGTTTTACCTGCGCCTCCTGGGCCGAGTAGCCCCGGTGCTTTAATTAGGGCTTGTAAGTTCACTTTCCCTGGATCATCCAAATCAAATATTGCACTGAGAATTCTTATTACTGATCCAATTGAAACGTGAACTGTAGCAACTGTAAGTATAGTGTTTGTTGTGATCTTAAGATCCAGTGTTAATTTATTGCCTATTAACGATGTTCGCACTAGAACTGGCCCACTCGTCAACCTTACGATCACATAGTCTCCAGATTTCACGGTTTTTCGCCACTCATCTGGTATACGTACGTAACAAGAATACCTTGTTTTACGCAACATCAATTCGGCTGTTTTGTCAACTTGGAAGTGATTAGTATCGTTTGATATTGCGTGGTTTAAACTGACCAAATTTTCCAGAAGTTTAAATCTAGCTAATTCAGTTCCCTGTCCATTTAAATCGGAAGTTAAATTGACGACTAGATTCAATGACGTCCTATGAGTGTCTTTGATTACTACTTGGCTAACCAAGTCACTGGCCCATGGAGGGCACTCTTTGTTGAATACACCGTGCATTGGATCATGGTGTGGTGAATTACGTAACGTTATTTTTGCACCCACTTGTGTGATCCTCCAAGCTTCAGTTGGTTTAGGTAAATTTGAGACAAACTTCTCGATGTGTTGAGTTAATAACTCTAGGCCGGGTTTTTTAGGGTTGTCAACTATATAACTTCCATCAAACCCTAATGCTGCAGTCACTACTCTTATCAGCCTTAATTGTACAACATTCCAGTGTGGACCCTCAGCTGTGTTCAAAAGTTTGAAACCATAATAATAATCTGAATCAGCATAATGTAATATACATACTTGCTCTTGCTCAATGGTGATAATGTTGAGATTAAGTTTCTGAGCAATTCTCGCAAAATGCTCTGTGGTCCAGTTAGTTGACCTCTCCACAGCCCTCACGGCGTTAGCTCTGCTAATAGGCACTGCATGCAGTAAAGCTTCCAGACCACATTCCGGTTGGTTTGTAGCTTTGATTTCAGTCATCTTGAGTATTTCCACATCATCTATGTTAAGATTTGACTCTTCAACTTTCAAATATGGCAACCAACTAGTTAGGTCTGATGTTAAACTACCATTCCAGTTTTGTGGTAATGGCAGATTGTCCGTGCCCATGAGCATTGCAATAAATGTGGCTGTGAAATGTTGCCTAGCTAATGTCATTATCTGCGATTGGAAATTTGGATTTTGGCCGCCAGTTGTGGACGGAGTTTTGGACGCCGAACCGCCTTCGCACCATGGGCATTCACCGATTAATTGATAATGATTTCCAACTTTGTGCCAATCATTTGGACTGTAATAATGTTTGTTACATAGTACACACTCATGCTTATATTGATTATGGCTCATTGTGCATGAACGATATATAGCATGTACCAACATGTTCTCGACTTTGACAACCCCGCCTGGTCCTGGATCATAATGTTGTGGGCTATGTTGCCAGTTGTCCGGCAGCTTCTGCGCCGTCATATTCGTTGTGTGCCAAGGACAAATTGTGTCGTCGTGATAATGATATACATCCAACTTAATGTCCTCATCATGTTTATGGCCATACCATTTGTGACATTTCTTACATTTGTGGGCATGTCCGCCTCCATCTATTAGCCATGCACTTTGTACAATGTCTTGTTTTAATTCGTCTGGTACAATCAGCGTTGCTTGATTAAATGCTGGAATTAATTCAATTTCCAATTCATCAGTTTCAATTTTTAGTGGACACCACTTACATGGATTGGAACAAGATATTTGACCACAACATTTACAAGTTGTGGTTATATGGTCACAATCATCCAAACATAAATGGGTCACGCTTCCACAATTGTGTCCACACAAATGGGGTCCCACACATCTGTCTGGTTGACAGCATGAACAGTATGGTTGATAGGTAGGCTTCCCACAACAATAACAGCTGTTTTCACCTTCGTGGCTACAGTTTCCATGATGTTCACAAACCCATGCTGGCTTTGTGTCGTCAGTTATGTCGAATTTAAGTTGTTTCTTATATTGACTTCCGCTCAACCAATCGTCTAGTTCAGACCATTGTATATTTCCTAGTTTTGACTCCATGGAAAAAACTATGTCATGATCAATCGTCTTGAGTAAGTCAATATTGTCACCATGTCCCCCATATTCAGCCCATACTTGAGCCAAAATGTTTGCTGCTGTCAAACCAACTCTCATTAACATGTCCATCCAGCCTTGTGGTTTTGCTAACCATGACACTAATAGTTCTCTCTTTAAGATGGCTCTTCTAACAAAGAACGTTGCAAACACTGCATGAGATATCACGTCTTCAGGCGTAACATCATTGTTGTCCACTTCACGAGTTCTCAAATTGATTTTTGTAAATGCATAACCAACTGCTGAATCAATCATATCTTTAAGAGACAGCTGCCCTTTATATAAATTCCATGACATCAATGCTCTCATCAGTCCATTGTGCACTCTAAAGGTCACAACGCTATATGATTTCACTTTGACCATTTGTCCCACTCCAACAAATTCAATTTTCGGCAAAGTTATTGTCGCGGACTCCTTAGTTTTGATTTCCGCTTTAAGATCATCTAAATGATTGCTCAGATCATTAGACAGCACATACATTCTTAGAGATACTCCGTTTGCTGTTATGATGGTCATCCCACGATAACAATATGGTCCAATAATGAATGTTGAGTCCAAATGTTTTTGCGCCGCTACAGCGATCGTTAAAACTTGAGTGTTATCATGAGCAGTGACTAAAATGTATCCTTTGTGAATTGCGAACTCAACTCCTGGGGCGAGAGTTCCCGAATTCATATTGTCTGGGATGTTGAATGTGGTGGCCATAATGGTTGGTACGCCTTCTAACATTTTAGCTTTAACTAAATCAGCCCCTTCTTGAGTAACAGCTTGTATGTGCCAACTGTCACTTGGTGTTTGGATGCCTACACTTTTGGGTTTACCACCCGTTATTGGGTGTAATGGTGGCGGTTTGACAGGTGTGGATTTGGTGTTGCCTTCACAGTATGGACAATCACCTTGGAAAACTGGATGTTGTATTGAATTGTATTTATGTACATGTCTGTAAGTGCCTGTGCAGTTTGGACACACGTGTTGGTGCTCGTTATTTTCAAGTGCCACATTTGGTGTGGACACAGCGTGCACTCGTTGGCCAGTTACATTAACGTACCATTTTGTTGCTCCGTTGTAAACTGGAGTCCCACTAGATCCGGTGGCGGTTTGGGCTGACTCAAGAGTAGGTAATACGCCAATGGTCACATAGTTGTTAGTTTCAGCACCTAGCAAACGATTGGCTAATGCGGTACAACATTGTATTGTAGCGGCAAACTTTGCCGTTGTGTTTGGCCCACTTATGGCTGTAGGTACAAGTTCAACGTTTGGGAACAAGTCACTTAATTCTTTCAAGTCATTTGCTGACATGCGTGCATTAATTGGCATGACGGTTATCTGTAAACTTCCTAATGCAGTTGCCAAAACACGCTGGTCATGCGCCGTAATATTTTCAGACAATTTTGAACTTCTGGGCACCTCTGTTCCGTCCAACATTGTTTGCAAGGTATTCACACGTACCCATGAACCAAATTTCTCTTTAAGGCCTAATGGTATAAAATCACTCACCATATGTGTTTCGCAATTGTTAGCTAGTCTCTCGAAACACAATGCACATCGTGCATGATTTTCAGCTGTTAAACAATCTGCAGGAAATTCACTGTCCACATTCAAATCCGGTATTATGTTTGGTGCGAAACATCTAGGACACTCCACTACATTTGAAGTATGGTAACCACAAATATCGTCGAAACAATGGCCAGTTTGTGCCCAGGGCCCTGACATTTCACAAGACGGTCCCTCAGCCCAACCGTCATCGTTAAATATGACCGCACATGGTTCTGATTTGCCCATTTTGAGTGCACGGACCAATGCCAACCAAATCATTTTCCCTTTTGTGACTGTTGGGTCCATTATTGGGATCATTGTTGGGTCGCCGTCTTCATCTAGATCGTCTTCATCGAATTGGACACCATTTAGTACGAAATCATATGTTGGTGTGGATGAAATTTTACCTGCTGCGCCCATCACCAGTAAAAAGTGCAATACTGTTGGCTCATCATCAAATAAACCAAACCATGCCGCTGGCGAGAATTCAGTATAAGTGTCATCGTAATAATATCCAATATAGGCTTTCTTTTGGTTAAGCATGGGTTTTAATTTTAAAGCATCTAACTCACAGTCGCAGATTGGCCCTTCACCCATCGATGAACCTTTTAAGAAGGTGGGTTTAGTTTCAGAGTGTGGACGTCTCTGAATTGATGAATTAATAGGTTTATCAAAAGTGAACCCTGACTTGGCTGCCCTCCCAGACCAAATTGTTGCGTTTTTATATAAAACAAACGGTTTTCCACCTGGATAAGGATTTAGTTGAACATGGGCTTCACGTTGATTTTCGCTATAAAACCCAGTGACTGGTCCCAGTTGACCCAATTGAATAAGATCGTTGAAGGTGAGCTCACTCAAGGGGGCACGTGTCAAACCCGGATAGTAGTTGGCCAACCAAGCCACCAGACATTGGTTAGTCAGTTTACTACCCAAATGTACTTTAGCTTTAGCTTTCTTCTGTTTCCTCCATTTGGATCCTGGAATTTTGCTCAAATTCACCGGTTTACTCAATGGCGTCTTATTATTGTTGTTTGGCAGTCTGACCACCGGGATTTGCGGTTTGGTTTCATAAAATGGAATATCGTTGTAAATGGTTTGTGGTTCACCACCTTGTTTTGCGAATGGTGTCCTGTGTGCTCTTCGGTTTCGCTTAGAGTTAACATCCGCCGTCCATCGGCCTTTAGCTCTGAAATCGCCTGAAGGCACGTAGGTTTTGGTTTTTTTGGTCACTGGTCGAGTAATAAACTCCTTGTACGCTGGGATCAATCCCTGGTACTTGGTGACATAACTGGTGAAAACCTTGCGATTTTCCTTGTCCAATGAGTCAACGTAATCTTTAATCAATGACTTAGTTATGACTTTCCTTTGAGAACCATCTCGTCTCGGAAAGTCTAAGTCTGACGAGTGGTTTGTTGTGTGAATAATAGTGAAGGGTTGGTGTGTTGGTGGAGTGGGGTTATTTGGGCCGAAC